ACATCAATAAAATCGCCATTGTCTGCTTTGACGAGATTACCTGCCGTCCCAGCAATGTCTTCAATAAGATAATTTAACTTATACTCCAACATCTTCCATGGTCCACCAACTCCATTTGCTGCAGGGACAGGTTCTGTTGGTGTTGTTGGTTTTTGACTATTTGCACTAGATCCATTTATACCCTGAGCATTACCAACGTTTGATGGGGATCCACCACCAGTACCAGGTGGTTTGCCATTGTTTGGAATTGCAACTGAGTTATTTTGAATCGGTTCTGCAATTTCACCTTTGGAGGTATTAGTCTCTCCTGAAGGTAGAGTTGCTGCGTTAACACCAAGACCTTCAGGTAAATCTTTGCCAGTAAAAATAAATCTCTTATTTGTTACACTATCACCCTTATTTAAACGCAAAACTCCAATGACGACGGGCATTTGAGCACTCTCGCCATCCATAAAGAAACCCATGACGATAGCGCCAGGTTGTAACTGCCCAGAAGATTCTCCCTGACCATCATTACCTGCCTGATCTGTGCCCTGAAGCACTGTTGCCCAAGGTAATTCACTTGTAGGGAGAGCATCAGGACTACCAAACTCGGGGTTGGTGTAGTAATTTAATACTCTACACTTTACTCTACCTAAATTTAGTGGATCTTCATGATCTTCAATTTCTCCAATCCACCAGTAGAATCCATCTTTTCCTACAAAGTTTGTATTCTGCTCATTAACGATACCGTCAACATTCATTATTCATTGAAACTCTTGGATAAATTTATTTATTACCGTTGAGCACCTGCATTATATGCATTGAAAGAATCTTCACCCATAATGTTAAAAGAAACGATCGTCCTTTCTTCTTTACTCTTATTCATTGGACCTTCATGCAAAAGATATGATGGAAAGATAACTAGATCTCCTTCCTTTACAAAAGGTTGATATTCTAATAGATCTCCTGTTGCAGGATCATTGAAAGGAGAGTAAAACTTTGTTGCCTCATGACATTGAGGACTAAACTTTAAATATAGAATAGCAGAAAATCCTGTAGCACCATGTTGATGCACAGGATGATAATCATATTGTCTAGCAGTCTCTGTCCAAGCATTTGTAATTACAACAGGACATGGATATGACTGTTGAAAGTGTGCTATCTCTTCTTCAACACAATCACTCAACTCATCAAGATATGGTGGCACTGCCAAGTCTCTTTGGTATGCCATAAAATCTGTATAATCTCCTGTTGGAATTTTATCCAACAGAGGTTTCTTTTTCTCTTCCCAATTACGAATTGAATAATGCTGTAAACTTACCTGAAAGATTGGAAATTCCATAATGAATTGAGTTATGCGCCTCTAATAAACTTATATAGATCTACACCACCGAATACAATTTCTCCCTCGGAGTTAACTCCCTTGTCCCTACTTTCAATCCCAGATCCTGTAAGATTAAATTCGGAAATAACTTTTGCATCCCTAACAATGCATTGATCTCCCAAAAGTTTACCATACCATTTATGATCTTTAAATGTAAATATCATATCACAATCGGAATGTCTTTCCCAATCTAGATAGTAGTTTTCTACAATTACTTCTGTTTCTGAAACTTCTACTATCTTATGATATTTTTCTCGATATGGTTTATCCTCACCATCTTTTCTATACCATTGTTTTGAATGATACCCACCATCAACTCTTTCCCAAAGAATGTAAACTTGGGAGTATTCTGTTGGGTGAGATTGTGCTTGACTTTTATTATTATATAAACCTAAAAGATATGATTCAAAATTAGTCTTCATAAACTAAACATTCAGGTTCTGAAGGATTTGCATCACAGTATAATTCTAGTGGTGATGGGTCATGATGATCACCTGCTTCAATCTCTTTCTTGTGGTGCTCAGCATAATCTTCCAATTCATGCAACTCACCCTCAATGTGGCGACGTTGATTGGGAGAGATCATAGGATTGTCAAGGATTTCTTTATCCTTTTCGATGTGCTTTTCGATGCTTTCCATAATACTTTCTTATACAAACAATATTTATGATGGGTTTGCAGGGACAGAATCTCTGTAGAGTAAAACCTCAGTGTTTAATGTCTGATCAGTGCCACTAAACTTATGTCTTAGACCACCGATGACATACAGTCCACTATACTTTTGATCGGGATCAATCTTGTCACCATTGGATTTTGTCTTAGGAATGTAAACATCAAGACCATATCCAGAAAACAAATCAACATTACCAGGGATACTAACAATGAGTTTTACATTTTTAAAACTCTTAACTCTTAAGTGTTGATATGCTTGCAAATAAGGCATCTCATCATATAATTTGAAATCCTGAGTACCTGTTGGTCCCTTCTGATCAAAGATTCTGTTTGGCAACCAACTATACCTGATCCTCTTAGGTCTGTCAATGAGTTGCTTTACATCCTCAGTAAAATCTTCTACTGGGTTTCTTGTGCCATCAGAAGTATTACATTTTACATGATCCATGTCATTCCAAACTTCTCTGATATTATATTTGTGTGATGAGAATGCTGTTGGAGCTTCATTAGAAAGTTTTGAATTGGTTAAAATAGTTGGATCTAAAGATACACTGTAACCAGACCAAGATCCATTTCTAAGTGCTAATAGATAGTTTCTATCCTCAGGGAAAACAATGGAGTTGATTTTAAAGTTGTCTGAGTCTTCATCACCTGCTTTCTTTTGATCGTAACTATATCGATATAGTCGTGCGTTACCTGTGCCAGCATCTGTTTTTATATCATAATCTTGAGAATTCACATCTTCTATAATTTTGTCAAGTGACTTAAAGTGATATCCCATTCTATTTTCCCAGAAGATATATCCATTCTGAGAATTTGTCCCACTTGTAGATGGACGCACAGATCTTTGTGCTACCCAATAGATGGTATCAAATACTCTCCAGTTACAAGCAATAAACTGATGATCATTTTGAGAATCTTCTGCAAATACTTTCTTATTTGTGCCTAAATTTCTTTCTATAAGAGTCTCTACAATATCTTTAGATTTTGTATTACTATTGAATAGTTTTCGGGAAGATCCAAAGATATTAACGGATTCATTAACCATGTATTCTATTGAAACACACTGAATAATATACGCCTCACTTTGACCAGATCTTGCTCTACTATCAATATTATATGCTACAAAATAGTAGACTGCTTCACTATTACCTGTTTGAATCTCAATTTTCCAAGTTTCACTACCAGTTAGTGTGCTGATAAGATCCGCACTATCCTGAAGCATGATTTCTGCTTGAATACCAGCACTATCAATACCCTCAGTGATTGTGCAAGAAATAACGAAGTCATTTACCTTGTCTTCATCATCTCTACTCTGCACTTCCTCATTATCCCTGATGATCTTGAGGGTGAAACTTACATCGTTAGCACTTTCTCTGTTAATTGCCATCAGAAATTAGACCTCATGGGATTGTTTGTAGAATTTAGTTGACTAATCAAATCAAGACGACTACCGCCACCAGAAGAAATGACCTTTGGTTTTGGTGCTTTTGCCTGCGCTTGTGGTTGTGCTGTAGCAACAGCGAGTGCTTGGACTCTTTGATTTTGCTGTGCAGCAACTGCAGAAACCGCAGCAAGATTTTGATTTGCCATCTGCTGTCTTTGTTGTTTTACTTTTAAATTTTTACCCGTCTGAGATACAAGAGAGTTGGAAGAAGTACTGCCTACAGGTGATGTTGAAGAGGCACCAGAAGTTGATGCAGCAGGAGGGATTGCTGGTGGTGAAGTCCCACCAACGCTACTGGCACCAGAAGTAGATCCAGGTTTAGTATCACTAACAGAATCTCCTGCTGCCCCAGCACCAGGAGTGCCAGCACCACCGCCAGATCTCATGTGATTGGGACCAAGTTTATCTTGTCCCTGTCCAGTAGTGCTACTCGCAGCACCACCTGCTTGTGATGCCCCAGAAGAAGCACCAGAAGTAGAAGAAGTTGAATCGATACCAAATGCAGAAAGTAAACCAGACTGAAAATTAGACAATGCCTCCATAGGATTGGATGGCACGTTACCAATACCATCTATAACATTGCCATTAGCATCTGTGGATGCTATGTCACTAGAATCACCAGTAAATGATCCTGTGCTTCCACCACTAATACCAAACTCTTTCTTTTTCTTCCGAATTCTTTCACCTAATTCACCAATTGTAATGCTCCCATCATTATTCTGGTCTAGACCTTTATTGTGTGTATACCATTTTGCTGGATGTTTTCCCCAAGAATCAGTAAATCCACCTTTCTTAGCAAGAACATAATCCGAATCTTTCTTTGCAAATGCTGGTAAATAAACCGCAGCATACATCTGTCCTAGTGAAGCACCCTTAGGTAGAGTTTTCAATAAGAATTTTTCAACATATTTCATCTGCCCCACACGATTCATATTGTATAAATCTCTAGTTGTTGTGCCCAATTCTCTAGCAGTGTCAGGCATAAACTGAATCAAACCCGTAGCACCACTTTTATTACGTGCCTGAGGATTTAATCCAGACTCAGATGCCATAAGACCTAAAAGATCTGCAGGATTTATATTAAGTTTACTAGAAACTCGCTTCACTTCTTTCAAAAATTCCTTATCATTACCAACTCTTGCTTTTGCTACGCCTGATAGTGCCATCTCAGCACCACCATTACCACTGTTACCTTTACCATCATATCCACCACTATGACCTGCGGGATGGACAAGTGCAACAACTTTTCTAGTGCCAGCACCATATACAGCACCAACACCATCTGTAACCCTTTGCCAATGTCCACTCCATAATTTTCTACCACCATTCTTTGCAATGGCAGAGTCGTTTCCACTACTACCTGCTGAGTTATTCCAATCACCATGTCTGGTAGAAAAAACTAAAGATCCAGAAGGAACTTTATTTCCCTTAACTGCCTTTTTCCACTGAGGAAAATTCATCTCCTTAACATTTACATGCCCATAGGGAGATGTGATTTTCTTCTTAGATCCAATATTTAATGCAGCATAACCATAATTTTTTACTGCTTGTGCCAGCAAACCGCGAGGGTTATTAGGATCACGCCCAGTTGCAACATGAGGAGCACCAATCTTAGCATTGTTTGCACCAGCGGTATCCAAAACACCAGTGGTGCAGTAACCACCAGGAGCATTTACCAGTTTTGTGCCATCACCCAACTTAGCAAGCTCACCACCAGCAGCCATGAATAGTTTAGAAAAATGTTTCTCTTCATTCCTAGATCTCCTCGCGGCAGCACCACTTGGTTTACCATGTTTGTTATACTCACCACCACCGTCAAAACCTTTCATCATACCGCTGAGATTATATCCCATACGAGATGCTTCATTCATCCTAGATCCCATTAATCTAGGATTATTTTTTGTTGCTGGAGTATTAATTGGGACTACAAATCCGCCAGATGCTTTTTGTGCAACATATTCTAAACCATGCCCAATGAATGAGGTAGATTTACCACCATCCATTGATACAGGATAACCAGATTGAGGACCATTGATAAACCCTCCTCTAGCACGTTGCTTTACTTTACCACCCTTTGCCTTCTCATCATCCCCACTCATCATATTTGAAGCTACTACCCCTGTGCCAATAACGGCAGCAGTTGTTAACAGACCCTTAACTAATCCACCACGACGACCACCTCTGGGACGACCACCCCTACGGCGGCTAGCGCCTCCAGCACCACCACCAAATCCTCGTTTAAGTAATCCTTTTCCTAAAAATTTAAGGACATTCCAAAATGTCTTAATTACTCTACCAACATCCTTAACCATTTTTACTGGATTTGTAATCCAGCGGATGCCAATCATTAATAGGGCAAAATTACCAAA